GTATTACCATTGTCTCTAATGACAAATTTCCTTGTAGATGTTGTTTTAATAATAATGGATGAGAAGTACCATGAACCTGAAAAATCTCATCAAACTGTTTTATGTCAATAACTGATTCTACCTCAGTTTTAAAAAAATACGCTAAAGACTCATTTTTCTTATTCCACGTATTATATGTCCTTTCACCTTCTCGGATAATATCACCAATCCACAAAGATTGGGGATCTCCAGAAGATACAAAATTTGAGACAAAAAAGTCAATTATTTGTTTTTCACTTTTTTGCCTACTCAACTTTTCAAACCAAAAACGATCTTTTCTTTTATAAAAAGAATTTAAGGTTGCTCGTACTTTTCCACAATACTTATGATAATCATAATTAGCTTGTGTAAAGTGATTCTTTAATGCGAGATAGGTTTTATAGACTTCAAAAGGTGTCATAATATTGAAAGGGGTATTTCATGAAAAATGCCCACGATGTTTTTTCCGACTTTTTCGGAATTAAAAAACCAATTTTGCTCTGGATGTTCGTTTTAAAAAGTTTAACTCTGTTGCATCGAACTTGATCTTCTCCTTTAATGGTTTTGAGATCAACTTAGGTACAGATTCTAAATCAATACTATTTGCATCACAGAAGTGAATGATAGCATCAATGTAATTCATGTTCTTATTGTTTAACACGAGTTGTTCAATCTCTTGTGCAAACTTAGTAGGACAGAAAAACTTTTTCTCCAGTGCTTTCTCGAACCGCTCGTCTAATTTAGTCGGCATAGTTCTCCAGCTTGAATTGAATAAATTCTCTAATATACTCGGTGAGTAATTTGATATACTTTGCTTTGTCGTACTCTTCATAGACAACACATTCTCCATTTTCACATGCCATTATAATGACAAGTTTTTTAATCATAATCCCAGTCAATTCATATAACATACAACCATATGCCATACATTGTACAAAGTAGTGATCGACCCACTCCCTTGGTTTAGGTTTCTTAGATGTTTTAAAATCTATTATTGCTAACTCACCATCATATTCTGCAATACAATCAACAGTTCCAGCAATACCCAATTCTTTACTATAGAGGGAACCCTCTAAAGAGTATATACTATTTATAAGGTTTATTTTAGATTTAGCAATCTTAAAAAGCATCTCAGAGATAGGAGGAACTTCAGGAAGTTCTTCATTCTTTAAGTAATATTCTGTAAGCGTGTGCATATCAGTACCACGCTTAGTTGCTTTCCTAGTAATGCGATTCGCTTCTTCTTCACCAACTTTTTTTCTCCACTTAACAAAGATATCTTTGTTGTGATGACTAGTAACAGAAGTTATAGAAACTAATTTGAGAAGTTCGTCCTTATCAGGAACTGAATAGTAACGAACTCCATCAATAGATTCTCTAGAAAGTTTTGGAAGATCACATTTTACATGTTTAAAAATCACACTACATACCTAACTCATTTTTAGCAATTAAATACTCTTTGCAGAGACCTGAACGTACAATATCTTCCAAACCAAATTCAACCATATCGAATGAAGGCATTACCCTCAACACTTTTATGAAGTCATGGATTCCATTGCGTTCATTTGTCTTCTGTAAATCTGACTGGGAAGCATCTCCACAGAAACATATTTTGGTGTTCTCACCAACTCTTGTTATTATACTATCTAACTCATGATAGTTCAAGTTTTGGAACTCATCTACTATGATAATTGCATTATCAAATGTTGTACCTCTAATGAATGATGTACTCCAAAAAGATATAGTACCCTGAGTCTTAAGATTGCCATAAAGCATCTCAAAATCTGCATCAGTATTCATCTCAAACATGTACTTCACCATGTTCTTATAAGGTATTTGATATAACAATGACTTATCTTCATGGTCACCAGGAAGAAATCCAATCTCTCTTGTTGCTACAAGAGATCTGACAATGTATATTTTTTCGTAAGGAGTTTGAGGATCTAATACATCTTTTAATGCATTGTAAAGTGTAATGAATGTCTTACCCGTACCTGCTGCACCATAGGCAACTAAGTTCTGATCATTCTTATAACAACGGTACAACTCTTCTTGGTTATCTGTAAGAGGTTCTATATCTCTTAGGAAGTCTGCGTTAATTGGTTTCTTCCTTCTCTTTTGTTTGGCAGTCAAACCAGCACCAACAGGTTGTGTTTCAGTCCTTCTTTTCCTTGGCATACAGTAATGTTCTGATTTACGTACTATCTATATCAATTCTTATTCACCCGATTCAAACGACCTTGAATACCACCTGCTTTCTCTGCCTTCTTAAGGACTTCAGTCCATCCAGGATGCTTATTATGTAACTTATCTCTCCACTCACCAACTTCACCCACACCAGGCACTGTTGATGGGTCAGAGTAATCTCTATCCCATTCTGGATTATCAATCTTCCATTGATCCCAGTCATGGATACTCATTACAACTTCTTTTTGTTCACGAGTTTCTTTGTGAACTACAGGGTATGTTGCCATTTTTATTCTCCGAGATTCCAGTTAAAGTTATCAGTTGATTCAACGTCTCTATCATCTGTCCACTTCTTAATAATATCATGACCAGGTGCTGGTGGTGGATCAACATATCCTTCAACACTCTTAGGTAATTTTTTAGGATCTATCTCAGTCATACCTCTTCCTCACTATGCTTCTCAACAATCTCTTGTATCACTTCACTAAAAGCATTACGTAATTCATATGCAATGTCACTCTTATCTTTCTTCAATCTAGTAATAGTTATAGGTGGAAGATCAAGAGTAGCAGTTATCTCCCATAAACCAAGTTCTTTATTTTTGGTTGTTGTTACATCAAGCATTTGTTTTCCTCATTGGTACTTGTATTGTCCATGATCCACCGTCTAGGTCAACCATGTCGAAGTTCTTCTTAAATTCCTTTTCTCTTTCTTTCTTTTCCTTTTCCATTGTCACGTCAATAGATTCAATACTTGTCTCACCATAGTGAGGACGCTTTGGATCTTGTAGACCCAAGTAATCTAATATAGCACCATCTATCATGTAGTAGAGTGTGTCCCATGTCAATGTCTCTCTTAATTGAGTTGCAAGTTTGTCAATGTCATTCGCATCAAGATACTCACCAGATGCTATCGCTTGTGAGTAATCTATATTTTGAGTCAAGAGTTTTGCTCTAATCTCTACCAACTCATTTAAGTTGATAGTGATTTTTACATCATCATAAATTGCCATGATTATTCCTTCAGGTCAGGTAACTTTTTTTCAACCCAGTGTTCAGTGTTATCTATACCAGCAGCAGTAACATACCTCATGATATGCTCATCAATCTGATGATAGATTGGATGTAAATCTAAATCCATATTAATATCATGAGCGATCTGCGTTACCTGTGCCTCTGTAAAACAGTGGTCAGGGTGTAGCAGATCGCAACATGGAACTCTTTTTTCAATTAATTCATTCAGATTAATTATAATCTGATAGTCTCTATATACAGGCATTAATTCCACTCCATTGCTTGTGCTATTGATGGGAACTCTTTCATGAAAAGATCTCTGATCTGTTCAGCGATCTCCATGTGTTCCTTCTGTGTACCATGAGCAGAACGCAAGTCGATATAATGAATCCAACTGCGAACACTTCCAGTCATGTACAAACGAGTTAACGTTGCTTGAGGTAGTACCATTCTAGCACACTCTTTGGCAACTCCATACTCCAACATATCATTATATATCTCAAGACTACGAGCAAAGTGTTCCTCCATAGTTGCTTGCATGTATGCCTCATCACGAGGATTAATATCATCAATGGAGTTCTGTCTATTCTTAGTGTCTTGACGACGTAATTCAGGAGCAGGTATTTCTATCTGTAATTCTTTACTGTCAGCATACCTTTGAGAGAACTGTTGATATGTAAAACTTCTATGTCTTAATATCTGAGTAGCAATTGCTAGTGATGTATTGATCTCAACAGTCATGTGAGCATGCTCAAAGATGCTCCAGTGTTGATGTTTAATACAATACTTAAGAAGACCAGCAAAATTCTCATTCTCTTGGTTCTTAGGGTTGCTCACACGAGCAGTGTATGCCATGTGCTTCTCAGCGTCAGGAGTAACACTTATTAATTTAATCATCTAGATAATTTTTAAAAATTTCAAGTGCAGAATTCCAATGGAGGAATTGACCTGCTTGATTGACAGGAACAAAACATAGAGTCCATCTTCCTTGTGATGTAGGATTGTTTGTACCATGAAGTACACCAACATTAACTAGACTAGGACGGTTAGTATTTGCTTCATAAAGTAATTCACAATCCTTCTCCTCTGCCCATAAGTTATGGTGTTCTTCACTAGTGTACTCACCAGTACCTTGCATAGATTTCTTAACCACTTTATCAGACTTCCACCATTGTGTCACCCCTTCCTCAGGTCCCCATGTCATATTAATCTTTGCATGATTAGTATAACTTGCATGGTCAGTATGAATAGGTATCTTACTGAAGGGTGGAGTATAGAATACTTCCTTCAAAAATAAAGTAAGTCCAAGATCATTAAACCAATCTTCCATAGGATAGAATGGATAGTCATTAATATAATAATGCAATACTTTATTACCCTGCTGACTAAAGTTAGGCAACGGAGCAATAGTAAAAGGTAAATTTATATACTTGTGATAGGTATTAATCTGAGTATCCTTCATCATCAGAGAATGCCTCATCATATGTTTGGGTTGGATCTACAGCAGAAAATGCTGGTGCTATTGCTGCTACTGCCTCTGTAGTTTTAGCGTATTGATCTGGATCAGAATAAACTTCGGACTCTAACTCTTCTACAATCTCCTTCAAAGCCATGACCAGAACTTTTAATTTACCTCTGTTTGGTTCCATTAGTTACTCTCACTAGATCTTCTATCTACATCTGACATAGTTTGACTCGACCTAAAATATTTGTTTATCACATTTAATTGATCATCGTATCTAGCAATCTTATCAAGTTCAACTTGAATTGCTTCAGTTATATCTGAATGCTCTCCAATACCTGCTGGATGCTCAAGATATACTTCCACATTTGCTCTGTGTTTAGCAATCTCCCCTTGGGCATGTGCTAATACTGCCCTAAGCAGTTGTTCTCTCATGTGTAGCATGTTTAATCCTGTTCTGTGATAATTATATATTAAAAAAGGGAGGGTGTAAACCCCTCCCTTTTCAGTATTCTTTTTTTAGATGGTTAGACGTGCTAGAGATGCGTCTCTAGACAGATCCTCTTACATACGCTTTCATTGTCATCACACTCGACTAGGCACTGAAAATAATCGTTGATTGCATCGTTGGTTTCTTCTTGTACTTCTGGATGGATATGATCCCAACCTGCTAATTGATTATAGGAAATTAGATTGTGCATTTGATGACCTCATTTTAAGTGTTTACTTTTTTTACAATAATATAGGGGGTTTTTGAAGCATGTGTTCTCCCGTTCTACAATTTTATTTATATAAGTTATGTCTGAATTTGAAGATATTTTAACAAAAATTTATGCCTATTAGAAAACCTTATAGGTCGAAAAATACCTGCGATAAATTTTCCGACTTTTTTGGAATTGAAAAGTGAAAAAGGAGGGGGTTACCCTCCTTTCTCTTTGCGTATGCAAGTGTTCGCTTAAGCAGAAGCAAGTTCTTTGTTGAACTTAACACCACGGTAAGTCATCTCTGACTTAGACTGTGCTGTTTGCTTGCGATCAGTGGTGTCATACTTTACACCACGGTATGTGACTTGTGCCATTGGATTTACTCCTAAAGTAGTTGGGTTTTTAATCCGTTCCTTTAGTCGGCTTTTGCGTCCCAACATTGGGATGTCTCTTCTATCACGACGCTGATCATTTCAGCTCGTGTCTCTTCATCTATCCTAAACTCATTAATCTTGTCAACAAGAGATTGAGCTTCGATACATGTAAAGGCGGTTGCGATAACTGCTAGATGAAACATGTTGGGATGAACGATTCCGTTCCGAGTCGGCTTACTTGCGTCCTAGGATAAAAGCATCACATCTACCTTCGACTTTTGTACGAAGGTAATCTATTAGGTACTCGTGAGCATCAGAGTTAAGATTCTCATCGCTGAGTATCTCTATTCTGTTGCGGTTCC